CGTCCACTTGGATAGGTTGTACGTTTCCCGGATCACCGGGTCGAGCTGGACCAGCCGGGTGTCGGTGCCGGCGGTTCGGTCGTTCGTCCAGTCGGCCCGGTTGTACGTCTCGCGGATCACCGGGTCGAGCTCGGCGAGCCGGTTACCGACCTCGTCGGCGACGATGCGGCGTAGGTCGTCTTCGGTTGCCATGTCGAACCAATCTGCTGGTGGCGGTTGGGGGGCGGCGCCGGGCAGCGACGCGGCGACGCCGGCGAGGTCGCCGGCGTCGACGCAGATTTCGAAATGCATTTCGTCATAGCCCTGCAACCAGGACACGGCGCCGGCGACCTCGTCCAGGATCGTGTAGATCGTGCCGATCTGGTCGCTGGTGAACGTGCCCGCCGACCCGTTCGGGTGGTCGGGTGCGTTCCAGTCGATCGCCGTGCCGGACGCGTGGCAGGACAGTTGCGACGGGTTGTTCACGTTCGCCTTGTACGTGTAGCCCCAGCACCAGCCGTTGATGCACGGCTCGACCCTGGTGTGTAGCTGCGTGGCGACGTAGCCGAGCACGGTCGCGACGTCGCCCGATTTCACGCCGCCCGGGAATGGGAACCCGGCGGCGTCGCCGAACGTGACGATCCCGATTTCGTTTTTGTCCGGGCTCGCCGGCCACCCGTTGTAGCTACTGGCCATGATCACGCCGCCACTGGTCCAGCCGGTCGCGGGCGATCCGGGCCGCCTGTTCGGCGGTCAGCAGCGGCCGCGGCGCGTCGTTGTGCGCCGGCGCCTTGCCGCGGCGTTCCTTGCGTAGCCCGGTCAGCAGCGCGAACGGATTGGGCCGGTCGTCGTCGTCGGTCACGGCGTCGCCGCCGGCGCGTACACGGCGGCCAGCCGTTCCCACGACGCCTGGACCGCCGACAACAGGTCGGGATCGGTCACGCCGGCCGCGCCGCCGGCGGCGTACTTGTCGCCGAACCCGGGCGCCGACGCCACGGTCGGGCCGAACACGTTCACGGCGAACCCGGGCCCGTTGCGGATCACGTCGTCGGCGAGCTGGTCGCCGGGCTTCCCCAACGATTCGGTGACCACGCACGCGGCGAGCCGGCGGCCGTAGTCGGGATCGGCGGCCAGCGCGGCCGTGTCTTCGTACGTCATCCTGTTAACCCTTTCCGTTCGTTACTTCCGGTTGCCGATGATGATGAAACGCAGTGTCGCGGCGCCGGTGACGTTGGCCCCGTTCGGGAACTGCGCGAAGAATTCCATGCTGGCCGGGTTGATCCCGGTGACCGACACCACGAACGGGAACGTCGATGACACGGCGTGCGCGTAGATGACCGACGCGAAGACGCCGGACACGTTGATCTGGCACCGGCCGCCGCTATCGAACACGACGGCGAACGATTCGGACAGCATCGCCGCGACCCGGCCGGACCGTTGCCCGACCGTGTTCAGCGGCAGCATAAACGTCGTGCCGGTCGTCTCGGCGAGCGCTTGGATCGCGTTGTCGCCGTCGACCACCTTGTCGGTGCCGACCGGGTACGGCAGACCTTCCGGCGTTGTTGCCATGGTTGTTTTCTCCTTCAGAGTCCGACGCCGCGTAGGTCGTTCCAGGTGATCGCCGGGTCGAACTGGTCCCACTGCCAGGCCGCCGGCAGCTGGTCCCACCCGATCGCGGCGGCGCCCTGCGCGGCGGCCGAGCTGGTGATCAGCTCCAGCAGCCAGGCGCCGGCCGTGTTGGTCAGCCGGGCGCCTTCCAGATACAGCGGCACGTCGGCCCGGGTCGGCGCCGGCGACCACGACGGAACGTCGGTCAACACGATCGGCAACCCGATCCGGGTAGTCGCGTCCAGGATCGTCATCACCAGCGCCAACCCGGCCGGCGTCAACGGGTCGGCCAGCTCGACCCGGTAGGTCAGCCCGCGGATACGCCAGCCGCCGGCGGTCAACCGGCCCAGCAGCGCATCGGCGACGCCCTGCGCGGCCGCCGCGGTCGACAGTTGCGTCGACACCTGCACCCGGCGTTGCCCGGCCGCCGCCTCGGCCGCCGGGTTGACCGCCGTCACGGTCTTGTCGACCGGCTTCACCGGGTCCGGGGTCTGGTCCTTCCACCCGACCGCGACCCGGGTCGAGACGTCGGCGACGTCCTGTTCCCAGTGCACCGGGTCCAGCAGCACGTCGCACGCCGACACGGTGACGGCGCCGGCGGCCGCGGCGTTCGGCACGATCCGGATCACCAGGTCGGCGCCCTGCACCAGCTTCAGCAGCGCCGGCCGGGCGTTGACATCTTCCAGCCGCAGATACGGGCCCGTCGTGAGCGACGTCGCCGACCACAACACGCCGCCGGCGGACTGCGCCAGCTCGGCCAGCAGCCCGGTCGCCGGCTGGTTGTCGACGTCCCGATAGGTGACCGGCAGCGCCGCCGGGCCCGGGTCGACCGTGTATTGCATCTGCTGGCCGGCGGCGGTCAGGATCCGGCCGAACCGGGCGCCCAGCGTTTCGGCGGCCCACGGCGCCGCGCCGACGAACCTGTTCGCCAGCTCGGCCGTGTCGTCCTGCGCGGTGACCTTGACCACGGTCCCGCCGGCGCCGGCGTCCCACTGCGCGTGCAGGTCGGTGATCCGGCCGGTGAAGACCTCGCCGGCCCGGGCGGCGCCGGCGGCCGGCGCCAACACGACCAGGTCGTCGACGTACGTCGCGGCCAGCTCGTCCCACGCCAACGCCGGCGGCACCTGGTCCCACGTCAGCGCCGGCGGCACGTCGTCCCACGACGGGCCGGTCGGGAACACGTCGACGGCCACGCCGAGCCACACACCGGCCGGCGGCGTCACCCGGCCGGCGTGCGTCGACCAGCCGGCGGCCGGGGCGCCGGGCGTCGCCGTGTCGGTCAACACCTGTTCGGTGCCCGGCCACGGCTGCGTGAACGTCACCGGGTGCACCTGCGCCCGGGCGACCGGCGCCAGCGCCGCAGCGACCCGCACAGCGGCCCCGTAGGCCCATGATTGGCCGGGCAGGGTCCGCGGCACCGCGTCCCACGCGCCCGGGTCGTGCGCGGCGGACAGCGGCGCCGGCGGGAAGATCACCCGGACCCGGCGGCCCGGGTCGGTCGGGTCGATCCGGACCGCGTGCGCGCCGGTGTGCGCGGCCGCCGCGGTGACCAGCACCGCGGCGGCGTTCCCGGCGATCACGGACGGCGCCGACCCGACCGCGGCCGCCTCGAACCCCGGGTCGGTGACGGTCGGAACGGTCGGGTCCGGGTAGATCACGGCGTCGGCCCGGACCTGGACCCGGGCGCCGATCCGTAACCGGCTGGTGAACCGCTCACCGCCGGGCCGGTCGAGCACGGTGAACGCGCACGACGCCGGCGACGGCTGGTCGATCGTGGTGTCCCGGCCCCACGACACCGATAGCCCGGTCAACGCGACCGGGTCGGCGTCGACCTCGGCGGGTTGCCCATCGGCGTAGCGGACGCCGTCGATCCACAGCACGCACGCCGGCGGCGCCGAGACCGGCGCGGTCACACGATCACCGGGCCGGACCGGCGGCCGCGGCCGCGCAGGATGGATTCGATCTGCCGGCCGACCGCGTCCGGGTCCAGCGCGCCGTTCACGACGATGGAAATACCGCCGCCGGACGATGTGCCGGCGGCGGCCCGCGGCGCGGCAAGCGACCGCGCCAGGCTCGGCGACGTCGCCGCGGCCGCGACGACCGGGCCGGCCGACGCGACGGCCGGGATCGCCGCGGCGGCGTTGCCGGCGCCGGTGATCTTGTCCCACAGGTTGCCGACCCACGACAACGCCGATTGAATCCCGCCGACCACGGCGTCGATCGCGCCCTTGACGTTGTTAATGATTCCCATGATCGCGCCGAGCGCCGCGGACGCCGCCGACTGGATCGGCCCCCAGATCGCTTGGCCGGCCGATCGGATCGTGTTGAACACACTGGTGATCGCCGCCGACATGGTCGAGACGAACCCGCTGATCGCGCTTGTCACGCTGGACGCGATCGAACTCAGCGCCTGCCAAGCACTCTCGCCGGCCGAGCGGATCGAATTCCACGCGGACACGATCCCGCCGACGATCCCGGACACGACCGACGCGATCCCGGCGACGACCGACGCGACCAGCGAGCTGATCGAATTCCAGACCGACGCCGCGGCCGACCCGATCGCCGACCAGACATTGCGGACCGTGTCGCCGGCCGAGCTGATCGCCGAGCTGATCGCCGACACGACCGACCCGACCAGCGAGCGGATCGCGTTCCACGCGGTCGACGCGGCCGAGCTGATCGCCGACCAGGCCGCGGTCGCGGCGCCGGCGATCGCTTCCCACATGCCCATCACGAAATTGCGGAACGCTTCACAGTTGTTCCACAGCAGGATGATTCCGGCGATCAGCGCGACCACGGCGATCACCACCAGCAGCACCGGGTTAGCCGCCATCACCGCGTTAAGGGCGCCCATCACCGCCGTGAACCCGGTCGTGATCCCGGACGCGACGGTCTGGATCGCGGTCCAGGCCGCGGTCGCCGCGGACGCCACGGCCAGCGCGGCGTTCACGATCAGCACCGCGGCGGCCAGCCCGCCGATCACGCCGGCGAGCACCAGCACCAGCGTCGAATTCTCTTGCATGAATTCGCCGACCGATTTCAGCACGCCTTGCAGCGCCGTGTACGCCGGCAGCAGCCCTTCACCGATGGCGGCGGCGGCGTTTTCGTTCGTCGCGGCGGCCCGGGCGGCGCTGCCCTCGGCCGTGTCGGACTCCCGGGCGAACGTGCCGGCCGATTTCGCGGACTGTTCGGTCGCCAGCGCCAGCACGGCTTGCGCCTTCGCCGTCGCCGCCGCCGACCCGGTGAGCTTGTCGGTGCCATCGGCGGCCATCTTCGCGTTCACCGCCGATTGGGACAGCGCCAGCCCGTACCGCTCGGCCGGGTCGGCCTCGCCGCGCAGCGCCGAGCCGAGCGCGTTCACGGCGTCCGCGGTCGAGCCGCCGAACGTCGCGGCCAGGTCGGCGCCCATGGTGATCAGGTCGCCGGTGTTGGCGGCCGCGGTTGCCTGGTCGACGCCGAGATTCTGGAGCTGCGCGCCGATCCCGGCCGCCATCTGCTGATAACTGGACTCCGACAACCCGGCGGCGTCGGCGGCGGCCGCGGCCCACCCGTTGATCACGCCGGCCGATTCGCCGAACACACTGTTAACGGCGCCGACCGATTGTTGCGCGGCGCTGGCCGCGTCGACCGCCGATTTACCGAACGCCGCGACGCCGGCGACGGCGATCGTCGCCGGCACGGCCAGCGTTTCCACGCTGGACTTGAACCGGTCGGCCGAGCTGGCCGCCCGGTCGATATCGGCGCCGGCCCGGGCGGCGTCGACCGCGATCCGGACCAGCAGCTCGATTCCGCGTGCCATCGTTCACCGCCTCGCGTTGCGTATCGCGTCCGCCTGGTCGGCGAGCACGTCGACCACGGTTGCCAGCACGTGATCGGACTCGCCGCGCCACTGCGCCGGCGCGGTCGACGTCGCGACCGCGATTTCCACGATCAGCCGGGAACGACTCCCGGCCGGGTAGGGTCCGCCGGCGGCGAATCCACGTTCACGATTTCCAGCGTCGTCGCGCGGAACGACTCCCACGTGACATCATCGCCGATCACGCCGGTGCGCCGGCTGGCCGCCCACGCCAGGAACGTCAACCAGCGGAACGGCGCGTCGCCGGGCCCTTTCCAGCGGTGCGTCGCCGCCGTTTCCTCATACAGCAGCAGGTCGGGGTTATAGACCTGGACCGTGTACGGGTCGCCGGCCGCCGGCACGACCCGGATACGGGGGATCGTCAGCCCGGACCGGGCGACCGGCACGTCGAACGGGCCGTCCGGTAGCTCGACCGTGGTTTCCGGCACCGGCACCAGGTTGCGCGATTGCGGGCCCATTACTTGCCTCTCACTTGACCGACCGCGGTATCGACCGCGTCGAAATAGATGGATTCAACCGGCGGCGCCGACTCGTCCAGCGCCGACGTCAACGCCAGCGACGGCGTGATGCCGTGCGCCGACCACCCGAATTCCTGGACGCCGGCATAGACCAGCGGTGAGCTGATCGTCACGCCGCCGCCGGTGACCAGCGGCCCGAACGACGCGGCCAGCGCACCGGTTTTCCGGCGGGCCCGGGCGGCCGCCGCCCGGGCGACCTCGGCGCCGGCCGCCTGGTGCGCCGTCGTGAGGTTCTGCAGCTCGGCGGCGAGCGCGTGCATGGTGCGGGCGAACTGTTCGCCGCCGACCAGCTCGACCGTGCCGCCGCTCACACCGGCGCCGGCGTCGGCGGCGGGATCTTCGCCCGCTGGATCGGCGTGTTGATCCGCATCACCGCCGTTGCGCCGCCGGCGTAGGTGTAGGTCACGTCACCGCTGATCGTGAACTCGAAATCGCTGGTCAGCGTGTCGCCGTACTTGTCGGCGCCGAAATCAAGCGGGTCGATGATCAGCGTGCCGGCCGCCGACGTGCCCTCGGCCGTGTTCGGCACGAACACGAAATCCTGTTCGCTGCCCGGCTGCGCCCACGACAACGCGAACAACCCGGCGGCGCCGGCGTCCGGGTCGATATCCACGTTCCCGGACAGTTTCGCCGTGTAGGTGATCGACCCGGGAACCTTTGTCCCGCATAGCTTCTGCGTTTCGTCGCCCTCGTTTTTCGTCGGCGTGATGCGGGCGCCGTTGACCAAGCAACTCACGTCGATTTCCGTGCCGGTCGCGCCGATCGTCAGCGTGCCGGGTCCGAGTACGGGCATGGTCAGCTCTCCTTAACGGTTGTGCGTGGTTGGCGGACCCGTTCGGTCCAGGTCAGCCGGTACGCCGGCAGCGGCGCCGCCTGTTCGGGCACCAGCAGGCTCGCCGGCTCGCCGCGCACGGCGGCGAACTGGAGCGCCGCGGTGACGTCGTCCAGCAGGTCGCCGAGATTGACCAGGTCGACGGATCGGCCGGCGGCGCCGGTCACGGCGTAAATGGTGAACTCGGCGTCGAAATCGTTGCGGGCAAACCGCCAAGTGATCGGCGGCGGCGCCACGAACACGCACGGCGGGTTGATGTCCCGTTCGTCCAGGGTCGCCCGGATCCCGACCGCGATCAGCCGGTCGACAACGCCCTGGACCGCGTCGGCGACGTTCACCCGACACCGGGCAACGCCCATAACCCGGTGCGCAACGCCCGGGCGATTTCCGGGTCGTACCGCGACACGTACGTGACGGATTCGCCGAACGATTCGACGCCGCCCGGCGAATTCCGGCGGCGGACCAGCCGCGCGGCGAGCATCACCGCCGCCTGGTAGACCTCGGCGTCCGGGTAGTAGCCGCCGGCGACCGCCGCGGTGATCCGGCCCCGGGCGTCCCGGCCGGCCGGCGTCGGCGCGGCGACCTGGTCGGGTCGGGCCCGCTGGACCTGCGGCTCGACCGCCGCGGCGCACCTGGTCACCAGGTCGTCGTCGGCCGTGTCGGCGCCGGCTAGCCGCAACTGTTCCTTGACGTCGGCGACGGACAACCAGGTCGGCTCATAGGCTGGCATCGGCGGTTAGGGGATGGTCGCTACGGACACGGTCACGATGCCCAACGGGTCGTTGATCAGCTCGGCGGAGTAGCCGAACACGCCGACGTCGATCCCGCCGTCCGCGACGTCGACCGCCCGGACGTTGAACGGGTTACCGCGCGGTGTGTACTGCGTCGCCGCCCGCCGGTCGCCGGCCGTCACGGTGCCATCGGGCAGCGCGACCGACTCGAAAATCTTGATGCCGTTCACGTTCCCGTTCGACCCGTTCGGCGTCGCGGCTAGGTCGACCGCCGACGTCGACGCCAGCCACCACGGCGCGTCCGCCGTCGTGATCGACAGATAATCGCCGAACAGGTCGGACGCCAGCGCCACGAACGACACCGACGCGCCGGCCCGTTTCAGGGTCTGCGCCGCGACGGTCACCGCCTCGATGACGTTTACCGCCGGCGTCGCGACGACGGTTGCCTCGGCCAGGATCGCCGCGCCGATCGCCGCGTCCAATTTCTTGGCGTAGTCCTGCGACACCAGCCGCAACCAGGTGTTGATCACGGATTCGTCGCCGAAATCCATCCAGATACGGTCAAAATCGGCGCCGACCGCGTGCCGGTGCGCGGTGACGTCGACCGGGCCGAACCCCAGCGCGCCATCGGTCGGGATCGGTGCCTTGTCGCCGGCGTACGGGGAAATGACCGGGCCCGGCGGAACCCGCTTAAACCCGGTCAGCCGCATGGACGTGAGCGTCGCGGTGCTGATCGCGTTCGCCCAATCCAGCTGAACGTATTCGGGTGTCCACAGCTCGCCGAGCCACTGCGGCGGCGACGTGTTCGCCGACCCGGTGCTGGTCGGCGTGATGTTGGCCAGCGCGGCGTTCAACGCCGCCGCGGTGCGGCCGCCGTCGACGTACTGCGCGGCGAGCTGCGCGGCCGCCTGGTCCAGGGTGAGGGTCTGCGGCCGCCGCCGGCTGGCCGTGAGCGCGGCCGGCGCCCGCGCCGCGCGGGTCGCCGGCCGCCGGCCGCCGCCGGCGCCGGGGGGGGCGGACGCGGGCGGCTGGTCCAGGTCGTCGTCGTCGTCGTCGTCGCGTTCGGCGGCGATCCGGGCGTCGGAAAACGCCGGCAGCGGCACCAGCGCGATCGCGACCAGCTCGGCCGCCAACAGCTCGCCGTCGTCGTCCAGCTCCACGTCCTCGAGCTCGACCGACATGGCGTCCCGGGTGCCTTCGCGGGCTTCCAACAGCGCGGCGTCGCCGTCCGGTGTGCCGGCGATATGCAGCTCGGCGACCAGCCCGTCGTTCGTTTCGGTGAGCGTCGTCACGTAGCCGACCGGCCGGGTCCGGTCGTGCCCGGTGAACACCTTGACGCGGCGCAGATCGGCCGGCCAGCGGACGACGCCGGCGGACGCCCGGACCCGGCCGGCGCTGGTGCGGCCGTCCGCGGCGTAGGGCAGCGCCAGCCCGCGCAGCGTCCGGTCGGTCGCCGCGGCGCCGGCGGCCGCCTCGACCACGGCGTCGGACGCCACCAGCCGGATACGCCGATGACGGTCGCACGCGATCAGCGCGACGCGCCGCCTGGTGCTGGTTGCTGGCATGGTGAGACTCCCTAGTCCGCGGTTGGCGCGCCGGTGCTCGGCGCGATAGTCGTTGTGAGACTTGACGTGTCAAACGCCGTGCGCTGGCCGGCGGCGACGACCGGGTCCATACTCAGCGCCGCGGCGATCGCGTCCGTGTAGGACGACAATCCGTAATCGAGAAACTGTTGATTGCGGCTCACCGGCGTCGAATAGGCCAGCGTCGACCCGACCGGCTCGGCGTCGATCATGTCGCCGGGAATGTTCATGTGCCGGGCCACGTCCAGCGCCGCCGCCTGCCGGCCGCTGACCAGCAGCTCGGACGAATCCAGCCGGTATTCGTTGACCTCTACGGCGGCGTTCGTGAACAGGATTCCCTGGTTGTCGGCCAGCGCGCGGCGCGTCTCGGCGACCAGCTCCCGGCGTTCGTCCGCGGTCAGCGTGATTTCGCTGGTCTGGTGCAACCCGATCCGGAACGGTGTGCGGGCGACGTCGGCCGCGGTGCGTTCCAGGTCGCCGGCGGCCCGGATCGTGCCGGCGCCGAACGTCAACACGCCCTCGTGCGGGCCCTGGATCAGGATCACCCGGCCGGCGTCGTACGGCCGGCCATCCTGGTCGACCAGGTGCCCATCGGCGTCGACCCACCAGGCATCATACGGCACCCGGACGGCGCGCAGCGGCCGGCCGTTCGCGTCCCGCAACGTCACCAGCCACAGGCACCAGCCGGAAAACAGCAGGTCGTCGGCCGTCGCGAGCATCCGGGCCCACGGCGACTGCCCGGTGAACAACCCGAACCGGCGCCGGTCGTCGTCGTCCAGGTCGCCGAGCTGGCCATCGGTGCCGTAGCACCAGTAGGGCTGGTCCGGGATCGGTTCGTCGCCGCGCAGCACGACCAGCGGCAGCGCGGCGATCGTCGCGCAGATCAGGTGACGCGACCGGGACACGGCCGGCACCGCCATGGCCTCGCCCCGGGACATCGGCCGCGGCACGGCGTCGGGCCAGATGTCCGGCACGACAACGCGTTCCAGGAAATCATCGTCGGCCCACGGCGACAACGGCGCCAACGATTGCACCGACATGGCCAGCGACGCGGTGCGGCCCAGACCCAACCAGCCGCCGCCGATCACGACGCCACCAGCCGGCGGTCGCGCAGTGACGCCGCGTCCCGGGCCCGCCGATCGCCGTGCACGCTGACCGCGTGCCGGTCGGCGACCTCGGCCGCCGCCGCGCGGCTGGCGCGCGGCAGACCGCGCCACGGGCAGTCCGGGCACAACGGCAGGAACGATGCGTAACCGCAGTCAACCCGGGAGATTCGCTGCACACAATCGACCCAACCACGGCACACCGACAAACCCGGCATGGTGAATCACACCGGTGTGATCTACCCGGCGTACACGACCGGGCGGACCGGCGCCGGCGGCCGGTGCCGGTCGCCGTACAACGCCAGCGCGCCGGCGATCAGCGGCGAGACGTCAACGGTCGGCGTCCGCCTCGCCCAGACCCACCCGTCGCCCACGGTGCGCTTGGCGGCCGCCTTGACCGCGGCGTCCAGCTCGGCGTTCCCGCGGTGCCGGATCGTCCGGTCGCCGATCGCGTCCAGCGATTGCGCGCACGCCGTCGACAACTCCCGCGGCGTCATCGCCCGGACCCACCCGGGTAGCTCGCCGCGCTTATCGCGCAGCGCGTCGACCACGGTCGACGCCGGCCCGGTCCCGCCGTCCAGCACCACGGTCGAGCCGTGCTCGGCGTGCAACTGGCGCAGCCGGCCGGCGACCCACTCGGCGCCGGCGCCGTACTGCACCTGTTCCAGCGTCGGGACGCCGGCCACGTCGGGCCAGCACGCCACGATAGCGGCGGCCGAGCGGTCGACCGCGACGTCGGCGCCGAGCGCCGGCGGCGTACCGTCCGCCGGGATTCCGTCACGGTGACGGATCGCGGCCCAGTCGAGCGCCGAAATGACCTGTTCCAGCGTCGCCGTCCAGCGGTTCCCGTACGCCCGGGCGAACTCGCCGGGCTTGTCGACCAGGATCGCCGCCTGGTCGACCAGGAATTGCCGGTCGATCGTGCGGCCGATCGCCGGGTGCACGGCCGCGACGGCGTCGACGTCCAGCGGGTCGACGTCGTCGCCGATCGCCCATTCCAGGTACGTCACGGCCGGGTCGCCGGCGCGGCCGCGGACGACCAGCGGCCGCAGGAACGTCGAATCGTCGGTGCCGGCCGTCGACACGATCACGATCTGCGCGCCGGGCCGGGTCGCCTGCGTCGGGCCGATCGCCTGGAGCAGCTCGGCGCCGCGCACCGCGTCGTGTTTCCACGCCTCGTCAACGATCACCAGGTCGGATTGCATGGAATGCAACGCGTCCTTGGTCGGCGGGAACGGGCGGAACGTCGACCCGTTCGGGAACACCAGCCGTTCGGTGCCGTTGCTCAGCTTGATTTCGATCTTGCCGCGCAGCGGTGCGCCCGGGCCGGTCAGCTCGGCGACCAGCTCGCCCCATTTCTCCCGGGCGTATTGGCCGTTCTGCGCCGTGTACCACACCCGGCGGAACGGGCCGCCGAACAGGCACCGCTCCAGCGCCTCGGCCAGCAGCCACGTCGTCTTACCGGCTTGCCGCTGGATCGTGACGACGACGAACGGCCGGGTGCGGACGCCGGCGCCGTTGTGCTCGTTCAACAGGTCGGACGCCGTGCGCTGCCACGGCATCAGCTCCCGGCCGAGCACCGCCCGGGACAGCCGGGCCAGCCGCGGCCCGAACGTCGGCCGCGACGGGTCACGCGGTGTTGCGTACCTCGGCGCCGGCGACGGCGGCGCCGCCGCCGGCGACAGTGTCATCGGCGCCGGCGATTTCCCGGATCAACTGGTCGAACGAATCGTCGGCCACGACGGTCGGGACCAGCTCCCGATACGCCGCGCGGAATTCGGCCGTGATCATCACGAACCCGCGATACTGCCGGCCGCCGATCGCCCAGTCGATCCGGTCGGCCAGCGACCGGACGACCAGCGCCAGCACCGGGTCGGCGTCGCCGACCTCGGCGAGCTTGACGTCCAGCAGCCGGCGCAACGGGCCGGCCGGCCCGGGCAGCGCGGCGAACAGCGGTTCGGTCACGCACAGCACCGCCTCTCACTGGTGCGGACCCGGCGGCGCCACGGCGACGCGGCACGCGTGCGGTAGCAGCCGGCCGGCCCGCCGTGCCGATCCTAGATCGGTAGCTCGTCCTGGTCGATCACAGCGGCCGGCGCGTGCCCGTTGCTGGTGACCAGCTCGGCCGCCGGCGCGGTCAGCAGCTCGGCCGGCACGGCGCCGATATCGCCGAGCGCGTCCAGCACGACCGACGCCGCGGCGCGTGCCTTAGTCAAGTTGGCCATGGCCGGCGGCTCGCTGAACACCAGCGCGGACGCGATCGCGCGGATCGCGGAATCTCGGGTTAACGACATGGCCCGGGTCTACCACGCCGCACCGACAACGGCCGGCCGGTTTGCGCGATCCGCAAAAACCGATTTCTCACCAGTTGTAACGCGCTAGTTGCGTGCGGCGTGCCACGACCGCCACGCCTGGTCCAGCGCCACGACCAGCCGGTCGTGTAGCGCGTCCAGCACGCCGCCGGCGACCTCCTCGGCCGTCCAGCCGGGCACCGGCGGCCCGATCCTGACGTCGACGTCCAGCCCGTCGTCGCCGCCGGGATTCGGACAGTAGGTCACGGTCAGCCGCAGCACCGGCCGGTGCCCGTTCGCGTCGTGGGTCATGCGCCGGACCCTAGCGGCCGGGTCCGTCAGACCGATTTCTCACCAGTTCTAACGCGCGCCGCCGGCGACCGCCGCGGATCGCCGCCGCCCGGGCCCGATCGGCCGGCGCTCGGCCGCGTGTTCGAAAAACGGTCTCAACCCGGGGGGGGAAGGCTGGAAGG